CGGGATGATTTTGATTTCGGGGAATGGTGAAATCAGCAGCCGGCTCCACGCCGTTAGCTTATTCTTCCCCGGAAGCTGTCCAAACAACCGAGACCGTCGCAGTTTGATACGCGAGTAGCTCTCCATCCACATAGCACAATGTAACGAGATTGGCTGCGTCGTTACTGGATACCGAGACAAGCTGTCCCTGGCTCTCGGAAACATCGACGGACAGAACGCTTGCGTTATCGGGCGAGGTATGCGGCGGAAGATCCGCCGCCAAAATACCCTGCGTCGCCGGTGAGTTCACGGTCCCGGCCAACGCATAAGAATCGCCATCACTGGAGATCCAGACCTGTGCTCCGCCCCAATCCGGGCCACCGGACAGCGCAACCCAGATTTCGAGGTTGCCAGTCAACAATCCCGCCGGAGGTTCGAAAATGATCGGCGGGTTTATGTCTCCCGGAGGCGAGTTCCACTGCGGCACATAGCCGGCGCCCGATTGCTTTGGATAAAGTGTTGCCGTCGAATACCCCCCGAAGAAGTCCTCCGCAGTGATTGAAAGTGTACCTTCATCATCTTCTTCGACTGCGGTGATGCGGACGGTCAATGCCGAAGCGCCGAGCCTAGTATCAGTGATCTGGACGAGATCCATCGGCTCGAGCAGACAATATCGCCAGCCGAGCTTGAAGGTATAGGTATTGCGAAACAGCAACGCGCGCTGCAGCAAGAGCTGCGCCACTATCGGGCCGACAGTCACCCGGTCGACGATCGCGTGCGCTTTTAGCGAACTGTCACGACGCAAGCCATAGTAATCGATCGCCGCCTGATCGAAGGCCTCCACGATCGTCGTGTTGTAATTGTTTGAGCGATCGAGGCATTCCAGGTGGATCGAGTTCGATGCATCGGCCGGGGTCGATCGCGTGATGTGTACCGGATCGTCGCTGAAGCCGCCGCTGATCGGGCCCGACCCGGATCGTAACGTCGGCCCCCCTGGTGTCACCCCCGAGCTCGTGCCGACGCTTGATGCCTGAACAATGAAGTCATCATCGTCTAAGGAATAGAGTGGAGTAGCGTCGGGAAAATATGAGACCCCATTACCCGAGACAGGCTGATCGCCATAGGGAATGATCTTCAAAAAGCCGCCCGACCAGACGATGGCGCTATTGGTGATTTTGACGATGTCCGCGAGATGTTGCTGAGCCTCCTGCTGGGTGTCGAGCAACGGAGACAACATAATCCCGAGGGCCTGACAATAAACCGAATAAAGGGTCAGATCAGCGAGGTTCGCGGCCGGGAAGCCGGCCCCGTAACGAGGACTAGAAAGAAAATCGGATATGATCGCCGCGGGATTGGCATCGAGCCCATTGGTCCCGCTCAACGACCCTAGTCCTTGCACCTCGAACGAAAAATTTGGCAGGGTAGCCGTATTCCCCATCGCGTAGTTGTTCGCAACGACAGTGACGGTCCCGGAATATCCGAGCGCCTTGTCGGCATGATTGGTTTGCCAGTACGGATCCGGTGGCTGACCGTCGCTACCCAGATAAAGTGCCGCCGGGAGCGAGGACAAATTCCCGATATTCTTGTCCCACCAAACCGTCCCAATCCCCACTATTGGTCCCTGGCAGATCCCCATAATGACCGATGCACTGTATGTGTACTGTTGAGCTCCGCCCTTACCGCCACCACCGCCTTTGCCTGCTCTACTTCCGCTCGATGACGGCGTCGCCTTGAAGTCGTCGTACTCGACGAGATTCGGTGAGACGCGAGTGGTCCCGTAGACGAGTGTGATCACGCCACCTTGCTGCGACGTCTGGAATTGTAAGGAACCGACTGCCTTTTGTTGCTTGGCGTTGGAGCCAATGCTAATGATCCCGCCCATAACTGATCGTCAGAGCTCGAGAACTGCAAACGGATCGAAAAACCGCACCGGGCGACCGCGCAATGGCGGCTGATGCGCGTCCCCGTAGACGACCCCAGCGTCGCACCACGCGTGAATGAGGCGCGGCCAGGAAATGACGATTGCCCCATGCGCGAAGCATCGACCAAACTTGAACACCGCTATGTCTGCTTCGGCTGGCTGCCCACTAATCTCTCGCGCGTAGCGCATCACGCCGTTGAGATACCGTTCGGCATCGCGGTGCAAGTTCCAATCCGGCGGGTAGAAGCGCACTTCGACCTCTGGTATCACGCCAGCCGCTCGGTAGACTTCTACCAGCAGTGTCAGACAGTCGGCTCCGCCACCCTTAATCCGTCCCATATGATGATATGGAGTTCGGAGCCACTCCCGAGCTTTGTTGATTACTTTAAGCCGGCGTCCATCCGAGGCGCGAGCTTCAATTCCGTCAGGCTCGTGCTCAGTTTCAGTGAGTTCTAGTGTCTGCCGGGTCATATGGCGGTTTCCGGTGTTGGAATATATGGAAAGCCACCGAAATTCGCGGTATTGTTAAAAACATTGGCGCAGGTCGCAACTGTGCGGTCGCAACCCGGAAGCAAATGGAACTGATCGCCGACCGCGACAGGTGACAGAAATGGCAATTTCACGTAGATCCACGCGCTGTCTATATTGGAAACGGTGCGGCTCGCCCCGGCGTTTGCTCCAGTCACGCCGACAATGGTACCTTGGGTATACAGGCTTGATGGGGCCGCGCTAACGGACGCGGCAATTTGCGATTGCGACGATCCGGGCCCAGCGACGACCGTCGCCCGCATGCTCGAGCGGTCGAATTGGCACATTTGATCGCCAAATGAATGAGTGCAAGACGCTTGCCACAACCGACGCGGCATTTGGATGTTTAGTAGCTCCAGATGCGAGCGACATTTGAGATCAATGCCAGTGCGGCTGCAATCGATGTCCGAAATACGCCCCGCGAAGAGGACCACCGTCCCTGCGCTGGTGTCCCCATAGGCGGGCATGAATGCCCGTTCAAGCTGCAGCAACGCGCCGTCGAGCTGGCCTTGCCATGCCGCTTCCAGGAAGGAGACGTCGCCAATCATGTCACTCGGCTCGCAATATATCCGCACATCAAGCTCATCGACTTGGGTCCCGATGACGACCTTTGTCTTACTGCGTTCGAATTTCGGGCCGAGCGCGAAGTCGTAGCCGTTCGCGGAGAGTGCGGTGGGGGCGGCTGAGTAGCGCAGCACTCCGCCACCCACCAAGGTAATGGTATAGAGGTCGGCCATGATGAACTGGCTGCCGCTGCGCAACAGCTCGACCAGCGCGGGGCTCGCTGCCTTCATGGCCGCACCGAGATAAAGGTCAGCTTCTTCAATTGCCATAGCCGATGCATGAAGTTTTCGAAGTCGTACCTATCGTCGGTAAACCGGCAGCGGAAGTAATAAGAAAAATCGGCAGTAATAATCAGTCCGCCCCCGGGCGGGCTGCTGAATGTCACCAACCCGGTTTCCGGGTCGACGGCGTAAGTGTCGGGGTCTTGAACGATTCCATCAAAGTAGATCATGCCGACGACATTAGGAGCGGTGATCGGCTCGACAAAGCCACCGCCGGGAAGAGTCGTACCCATTGTACGCTGGAGCTGAAAGGCAGCGGCGCTCGAATTGCCGATGCCGATCCACTGCCCGACCCGCTCGCGATCGCTTGGATCTTCGAATAGAAACGACCCGAATGCGCCCTGGCACATCATGAAGAAGCAGACCAAGGTTCTGAGCTCGTCGTAGCCAGCGGCCGGGTCGTCGCGCAAAAAGTCGTAGACCAGAGCGAACTGCCAGAGCGGGTAAGGGTAATCGAGGGCTCGCAGCTCGCGCCCCGATACGGCGCGCTGGATACGCGTCTGAAAGGTGGGCGACTTCGTGACACTCCAGGCGAGCCCGGGCAAAGTCGGAAAAATGAGCGCCATTATGCCATCCGCAGCGTTGACCCGTTGCGCATCGCCTTATTGAGGGCGGCGACAAGGGTATTGCTGTTGCTCTGAAAAAAACGCTCCACGTCCTGGCTGTCGATCGCCGAGACGTTGATAACAACCGGGCTGACCCCCGTCCCGCCGCCGGCTGAAATCATGTTCTGTAAACCTTGACTGATATTGGCGGGAAGAATCATCTCGTTTTGATGCACCATGGCGAGCTGGTTAGAAGGTACGACCCAGCCACCGGCGGCAGAGGCTATCCCGCCCGCCGCCGCCATTACGGTGGCCTCGCCGGCTGCTGCCGGTCCGGCGGCGGCCGGTCCCATAAGCGGTGCCAGAAATGCGAAGATGCCGGAGAATGCCCGCGCCGAATCGGTTGTTATGCTTTTGACCGCGTTTAACGCCTTCATTGCGAGGCCTGCTGCCATTCCCTCTCCTTCGGCTGCCGTTCGGGCTGCCGCGCCCGCCTCAGTCGCGGTTGTCATCGCAAGCTCGCTCGCGATCCAATTCGTGACCATCTTGACGCCAAGGTTGACGAACTCCGCGAGGATCGACTGCGCGATGTTCGCCACCGCCTTTTGCAATGTCGTCGTACCCAAGATGATCCCGGTGATCGATGTGTCGAACGCGCGCTGAATTGGTTGCAGCAGGGTCCCCCAGGCTCTCTGGCTATTCTGAGCCGCTTGCAGGTCCAGCTTTTGCCGGTCGGTCAAGAACTTCTCGTAAGCCAGCCGCTCTTCGTCCGATATCTTTTGCGTGGCGGCGGCATCATTCTGGGTCGCAGCCAGCTTCTTCTCGAAATAGTCTTGGTCGAGCGCCCATTTTGTCTCGAGCAAGCTCTGGAGCTGGCCGATCTCCTCAGTGGAGGAGATCGTGCCGAGGCCGGCGCTGCCCTGGATTGCGGCCCTTTGACGCGCGTAGGCAGCG